GAGGGAGCGAGAGTCTCACCGATGCTGAGACCAAGGTCGTCGAAACGTCCCTTGAGAAGGTCCAGCTGACCCTTCAAAGATTCAAGCTGATTGCCTGCCACCTCTTCAGTAGTGCCAGCAGCTCCCTCGAGGTCTGACTCATAGTCCTTGATGGCCTCACTGTTACCCATCAGGGCCAGGATGCCATTCAAAGTTTCTTCAGTGAATCCCAGCTGTGACTGTTCAGCACGCTGCTGTTCCACAGAAAGGTCGCCGAGAGCGCCTTCCATGTCCTCAACAATGTCCGCCAGATTGTTGAAGTTTCCTTCAGCGTCGAACACTTCGATGTTCATGTCCTGGAACTTGTCCGCGTTTCGTTCGATGCCCTGAGTCAGGCCTCGAATCATCGCGTTGAAAGTAGTTCCAGCCTGAGAGCCCTTGATGCCCTGGTCTGCGAACGTCGCCAGGACAGCGACACCTTCCTCGAGAGGAATGTTCAGAGACCGCATCGAAGCGGCAGCCTTATTCGTTAACGCTTCAGAGAACTGTTCCACGGACGCGTTCGCCAGTGTGTTGGCCTTGACCAGCACGTCAGACATGCGAGCCATGTTCTCGATGTTCTCAGCAGAATCATCGGACGTGAGACCCAGAGCGGACTGCGCATCTGTCAGCAGGTCAGTAGCGCGGGCCATGTCGAACATGCCAGCCTGTGCAAACTGTGCCACCTGTGGCATCGCCTCAATCGACTGAGCGGCGTCCAAACCGGCAGACGCGAGGAAGAAGTACGCTTCGGCTGCTTCATCCGCTCCGAAGCGTGTTTCTTTTCCTACCTCGCGGGCAGCTTCCGCCATGTCGTCGCGCATTGCATCAGACACGTCGCCCATGATGGCGAGCGACTGATTCATCTTTTCGTCAAAGTCGACGAACGCGCGCACACCCTGCACACCCACAGCACCCACCGCGCCGATAGCTGCACCGGTAGCAGTGAGGGCAGCCTTCCCAAACTTACGCAGAGAATCCTGCGCCCGCTTCAGACCCTTCTGGTCAAACTTTGAAACAATGTTCAGATTAATAGCCATAGCTCAGCCGCCTCTCACCTTGAAGCGCCGGTTCACTTTGTTCGCCGCATCGTTCAAAGACTTCAAAGCCAGAGCGAACATCTGGGGACGATAGCGCAGAGCTTCCAGGAACATGAACCGCCCAGGACCCCGGCCAGTTTCCTGCGCCAGGTTCTGAATGAACGCATCTCCCTGACCGTTCAAACGGTGCTGGAAAGTGCCAGACTGGTTGCGTTTCTCATACGGTCGAGACATCGCTTTCGCCGGTCTGCGTCGAATACCAGCGAGCTCGGCATAGTCGAATCCCAGACCACGTGCACCACCGGTGAAACGGATGTTCACTAGCCGCTCACCGCCGCGCCGAGACTTACCAGGACGAAACTCCACCACAGGTTTGTTGACACCACGCCACCGAGTGCGACCCCGATGCCTCATCCCAGACAGAGGAGGTTCACGTGAGATGCGACCTGCAATCTCTGCGGCGATAGGGTTCAGAGACGCCTTCAGGTCAGAACGTAACTCTCTTACAGCCGTCCGCTCAAAGTCTTTGAGTTCACGGATGACCGAATCAACGTTCTCGACAGATATCCTCGGCTCAAGCACACGACCGTCCTCTCCTCCCCCATTCTATCGGCGACTGCGTTTCTTGCTCTGAGTCGTGTGCTTATTAACCAGATAGCGTTCAAGTGTCCACAGCATGCGGGGAGAGAGCTCAAGCAGTTCCCGTGGACTTATGCCTGTCTCGACAGCGATGAGCGCGATTTTCCAATGCATCGAGTCATCGCCGAGCCCTCTTATTTTCCCTGCGTGGGAGTCTCCACACTCTCAACACCCTCGAGCCACTTGTCGAACTCGTCGTGTGTGATGTTCGTCCGCTTGCATGTGTGCCATGCGAGCCAGAACATGTGCGTCAACCGCATCGTGGACTCATTGAGGCGCGCCATCGACATGTCGAAGCGCTCCTCGAAAGCCACAATGTCTGCAGCTTTCGCTAGGACTGTTTTCTTCTCTCCATCGGAGAACTTGATGACCATTGTGATGTTCATGGTCAGAATCCTAGCAGGCTATGCAGTGCCCTGCACGACGCCGGAGCCGGAAGCCAAGGGCCAGGAAACGCTGAGTGTGGCTAAGTCGCCGACTGCACCGCTCACGGGTTGATACTCGGTGCAGAGCGCGACCATGGTCAGCGAAGGATTCTGGGCCGAGACAGCTCCAGAATTAGGCTTCACCACGACTGTAGCCGCCTGTCCGTGGAGGGGGTACAGGATGGAGTGGACTGACCCGGCGCCGAAGTCCTGATGAAAGTCCAGAGTGATAGAGGCGTCTTTCAAGCCCCCAACGCGCGACCGGAATCCGCCGTTCCCGAAGCTGGTTGTCTCGACCTCCTCGGTGGTCATGTCGAGGGAGACCGAAGCAATGTTGCTCGAAAGGTCATTCCCGTTGATTGTGATGTTGTAATCGGTTGCCACGAAACGGGCCATCTGTCTGGTCTCCTTATTCTGCGAGTACTGTGACCTGGAAGTCTGCAGCCAGGTACGTGATGTCTCCCTGTAATGATATCGCACCGATGTTAGTCATCGCCGAGACGACGCAGTCGTAAGCGTTACCACCCAGGGTTCTGTCCGACTCGACCGCTTCCTTGATGGAACGGCCAGAGGTCGAGGCGTAATCGTTGAGCGCACGCTGGACGTGACGTTCAGAAGTGCGTCCCACAATCACGGTGACTGTGAAAATGTAGCGAGTGAGTCCGCCCTGGAAGGCCTGGTCGTAGTCGATTGACTGAAGCGACACGATAGCAATCGGAGGGGAAGGATTGTCTGGCACTTCTGCCGAGGTGCGCAGTTCTGCAATGCTGCTGATGTTTTCGGCAATGCCGTCCCGCATGTCTGTGATGCTCACGCCATCCGCACCTTCCTGAAGGGTGAGAGCAAAGATTCAATGTCACTGTCGAAACGTGACACACGGATGACGCCGATGTCTCCCATGCCTACAGCACCCAGAGGGGAATCGAGGCGCTTGAAGAGGCGCATGGAGAGAATGATGCAGGCCTGACGTACTGCTGTGGGGACAGTAGGCCATCCGAAGAGGCCGGTGACCTGGACCGTAGCTTCGTGAGCGTTGACGTTTCGCGGGTCCCAGAAAGGGAAAAGGTATTCCCCTATGGCTCGGACTCGCGTGTACGGTGTGACCAACCCTCCTGCGAGGCCGTTCAGTGGCTCCAGCTGGTAGTCGGAATCGGTCCAGGTCACCGAAAAGGCCTCACCGTCAGGCGATGTCTTCAAAGTCGTCAGTGACTGAAGGTCATCGATGTCGACGAGGAAGCTGTCTGTGGGGATGTACACTCGCGTGGCAGTCTCGGACACGAACCGCCGCTCACAGTATCCATCAATCTCTCGAGACGCTGATTCGATAGCGACCTCGATGAGAGAGTCGTCGAAAGTGTCGTCAGCGCCGAGCCTGAGCGCGTCTTTTACATCCGCCAGTGAGCAGTAACCATCCGCAATAGCCATGAATCCTCCAGCCTCTAGTCTACTCGACCCACTCCAGGGAGCGACGCCGGTCTAGGTCCCACTGTCCAGCGTCAAGCCGTGGCTGACTTTTTCGCTGCTGCCAGAGGTCGTGATTACGTCGGAAGGTTTCAGCGTTACGATTCTGGAAGTGTTGAGAGCCGTGCAGCGTGGACGAGTTATTGTGACCCACTTCTAGGACGTTTCTTTGTACCACTCCTGCGCGTTGGGAGCGAAGGGTGAAGTCAGTGTCTTCGAAGTATGCTGGATGGTAACCCTCGCACCATAGGCCCACACTTCGAATGACGTTTTCTCCGATTGTGAAAGCGTGCCAGTGTGGGGCCTGAGTGGACATCAGCATGTCGTCTGGACCAGTCTGCGCCATGCGTTCCAGTGTGCCAGGTTGGAAGTAGGCGTCATCAGACACATACGCCCAGTACGGAGCATGGGGGAATGCTTTGACACCTAAGTTCCAGGAGCCTGCCACACCGAGGTTAGAGGGCATCCTCAGGACTGTGGTGTGCTCTGCAGTGTGGTGGTCATAAGTCGGATGCCACTTCCCACCGTTGTCAATGACGAGAATGTGTTTCACCGGGTAGGTGATTGATTCGAACAGGCGTTCGAGTAGGTCGTACCTTGTCAGGGTGGGAATGATGAGGTTAGCGAGCATCGAGTCTCCCAGCCCAGGATTCGAAAGTGTGCCCGGTCATGTTAGGTGTCACGAAAGGGCTCAAGCTCATGACGTGCGTCTGATACCTGGATTCGAGCTCAGCTTTCACGATAGCGTTCTGCTTGTCGAAAGAACGAAGGGTGTCGAGTGTTGTCTCCTTCTTGTCGTGTCCGATGACGTTCATCTCACCATCAATGACGCCACAGTCAGCCGCGACGACGATGATGCGAGACGCGCCCATATACGCTGCCAGGTGCATGCCTGTGGTGATGGTGGAGTGTGAGGCGACGAGATGGTCTGGGTCTTCCGGCCAGTGTGCAGCGGTGAACCGTTCGACGGGGTTGTCATTGTGGTCAGCGACGAACAGAGACCTCCCCGCAATGTCCTCGAGGTACGTGTGGTGGTGGCCTCGGATGCCGCGTGTCGTGACGATACCCTCTACTCGGTCAGAGTCCTTCCACCCCATAGCGAGCGCGTGATACTTTGTCACCATGTAGGTCACATGGTCAAGGTGATTCGACCAGCCAGAGTTCACACCGATGGTGACCTCTTCGTCGAACATTTCTGCAGAGAAAAACTCCAAAGACTTCCCAGAGCCGATGACATAGACGTCTGCACCGTAGTGACGGTCTTTCAGGAGGGAGAGGTTCATCCTAAACGTTCCTCGAAGA